ACCTGTGAGTTTTCCCACATCACTCTGACCTGTGAGTTTTCCCTCATCTCTCCGACCTGTGAGTTTTCCCACATCTCTCCGACCTGTGAGTTTTCCCACATCACTCCGACCTGTGAGTTTCCCCTCATCACTCCGACCTGTGAGTTTCCCATTGAAATAATAATACATGACATTATTTTTTGTATGTTCGCATTTTTCAATACATACATACCTCCTGTTAGCAATTTTCTATCTCCTTCAACTATCCTGTTTTTCACAATAGACGATAGTTTTTCAGTAATATATTCCCGATGTTTTTCAAACCACTCAGGAGCAGATGATTCATCAACATTAAGTCTGTATGCTGATATATCGGCAATGTCACTCTTATTTAATGGAGAGAACTCCACCCTTACAAACTTATCACAATTTACTTGTGAATCATTAATGTTAAAAAAATCAATTATATCTTCATGAGATATAAGATTTTCATTATGGAGTAAGTCTCCATTTTTCATTACTATTGCTGAATAAAATTTACACATAATTTATTAATTTATAGGGTTATTACGATTAAATATCTTATTGATATTATCCTCACCTTTCCATGCTATGATAGCTAAGAAAAGAATAAGCATAGTTAGGAGTGTTTCAATTATAGTGAGTTTATCTGTTTGTTAAGCCACCTGAGACGAGGGGGAATGCTTCGAGGTTCAAACCAATGTCGTCCTAATGCGAATCCCATATTATCACATTCAAATCTATGTTCGTCCATATACTTTTTAGCACATTTAGGGACATGTGTTTTTAAGTAATTAAGCAATTCTTCTCTTTCATCATCTGTCAAGAGATGCGCCCTTTCTAAATCATAAATTACAGCACACATCCCTCCATTTGAAGGATCGTTTTTCATTCGCTCTTCGAGATTATCCCGAACAATGATAAGCAGTTCTTTGATAGGTCTTGTTTCCATGATTTATTTCTTTGGTCTTATTAATATATCCGTCCACCCTATATTACCCTCCTTGAGAGCATTTACATACGTTATAAAATTAAACGCATCATACTTACTAAGTGGATTAGCAAAAAGATAATCCAGTGAAGGTGCGTTATACTGAGGACTGCGAATCTCAACAACATCATATTTACTTATAAGATCAATTAAAAAAGCGATAGTATCTGTATCATGATGTCTGAATAAAACAGGGCAGAACTCCATACGCATAAGCCATTTATCACTGTGATCAAAGAACATTTTCCCTCCGTCATAAACAAACTTCTCATATCCTTGAGTATCGGTTTTGATGAATACTTTAAATTCTGTTTCAGCTATTAATGAATCTATTTTTATTTGTGGTATTACTTGTTTTTTCCATCCTATTTTACCAATAACTCTTGAATCCTGTGACCCCCTAGGATTAAGATAAAAGTCAACTTCATTTTTAATAGAATCACCACATACAGCATTCCTTGTGGAGTATCTGTCAACATTAGCTTTAAGATTCTGACAAAGGAAGGGAAACACCCTCTTGTTTGGTTCAATAGCTATATATAAAGCATTCTTCTGATACTGTGCCATTATACAGCTTACAAAGCCATAGTTAGCCCCTATATCAATAACTAAGTCGGGGTTGAAGTTTTGAGCCACTAACTTATAAAAGTTATTAACTGTCTCATCATAGTGTTTGGGATAAACCATAAATCCAGGGTCTATCATATCACCATACATAGTTATCCCATTAATATCAAATTGTTTCCTTACAGGTTTTGGGAATAATACTCTATGTTTATCTATTTTCCTATATACGTTTAAAAGTAAATCTAATAACATAATATTGCTTTAATTTTTATAATAAATTAATACTTCTAACATTTCATCACAAATAATTTTTAAGCTAGTTAGCTTATTATCTATTTCTTTTATATCGCATATTATCTTGCTTATATTTGGCAATACTTTATCAAATAATGCAAGTTCATCATCGTATTTTTTTACCTTACTACTTATTGTAGCATTAGTCTCACATAAATTTATTATAGTCTTTTTTGCATAATACGCTGTAGCATGATCTCTACCAAATACAGCACCTGCTGCTTTTAATGATCCTACATTAAACTTAATAAAAAAATACATTATTAATTGTCTTGTAAATGCCAATTCACGATTTTTGGTTTTTACATTTAATAAGTTAAATGGGATACCTTCTCCAATACATATAGTATTTTTTATTAATTCCAGTGTCATAATTTACGTATTTCAGTTTTTATAAGCTTAGATGTGCCTAATATACCCACTTCATAAGACCTAACACCATCAACATATACATCAAGTAATCCTACGATAACAGACTGATTTGTTATTTTGAGCTTAGCTATACTTTTCTTTAATGCACTAACTATAAATGAATTACTTATATTATTTGTTTTGTAATGAAATGATCCTGCAACTTCTAATTCCTGTTCAACAGGTCCAATAGAATATTCAATTCTTACTTCTTTCATGATAGTATGGATTAATAGTTATTAATAATTATCTGCTACACTGTACTATTTCTATAGCTTCTCCTTTAACAGATAGTTTGTTCTGCTTAGAGAATCCAGGATATAGCTTATGACCTTTATTTTTATAAGTAACAAGATCACGAAGATCTTTCATTGATGTTATAGGAAAGTATTTAAGATAAACATTACCATATTCAGGTATTGATCTTAAATAAAGTTTGTTGTTTTTATCATGACCTATAACAAAGCTATTAGGTATAAACAAACATTTATTATAACCCTTTATAGATAGCTTTCTAAGGCATACACGATCAAATAAAATATAGAATGGAGCATTATCATCCCATATGTTTATATGGCCTATAAATGCATGTCCATCACCGGGGAATTGAAATACCTTAGTGAATTTAAGATATGTGTCATTAGCTACATAGATGAGTATGTCATCCTTAATTCTTGTTAGAGATTGTCTGCCTGTTTTAATAGGTGTCGTTGTTGCTGTTTCCATGCTTCGATAGTTTTTAATTAGTTTATAATAATGATTGTAATAGTTTAACATCATCTTCGATATCTTTCTGTATACACCATAGTTTAGCATATTCTGTTGAGTTAGTTGATTGTATACATTTAGATTTATCCATTTTTACTTTCAATTGTTGTACCTCAAGTTCACGTATTTTATTAAGTATACGGTTCTTGTATTTCGGATTAAATAATTGTCTTATATTCATAATATTCCATTATCAGCAAAACTATAATAATCAGTATCTGTTATAATAATATGATCCATAAGTTCTATATCAAAAAATGAACTTGCTTCTTTAATTTTTTTAGTGATTTTTGTATCTGATTCACTCGGATTGAGATTACCTGATGGATGATTATGACATATAACAATAGCAGATGCATAATTATCTATTGCTTTCTTAATAATCATTTTTATATCAGTAACAGTACCTGATATACCGCCTTGACTAATACGCTCACATTTTATTATTCTAACACTTCTATTCATATATATAGTCCAAAATTCTTCATGGTCAAGATCTTTAAGAAATGGGATCATTACATCACGGATATCAGAACTATCATGAATATGTGTCAATTCATTAGCAATATATATATATTTTCTTTTTGATAGTTCAAATGAAGCAATGATAGATAATGCTTGTTTATTGCTTAATCCTTCTTCTAGTAAATTATTATAAGATAATTTAACAAGATCTTTATAACTGTTATTGACCTTTTTAAGTACAGTATAAGCACGATCTAATGATTGCCTACCTCTTATAATTAATGATAAGTTTTCTGCATCAGAAAGGCTTGATTGTCCTAGTTTAAGCATTTTTACTTCTGGTTCATTAATTTCATTTTTCATTTAGATAAGTTTAATAGATAATATATGTAAATTAGTTGAATCTCTTATTTCTTCTTCACAGCATCCTCTAACTATGATTTTCTTTGTATAGTTATCAAATTTAAGCACGATTTTATAATGCTTATACTCTAATTCATTGTCAGGATAGTTATACAGTCTTTTATATCTTAATTGATTTTCGTCCATTAATTTATAATTTATATAATGAGAATTCTTTAATATAACTTGATATTTTAGTGTTATTTAAATCATGTTTATCTATTTTACCATTAGATAATAGAAATAACTTGACATTACCTGCACCACCTAGATGAGCACCAGCTATTAATCCGGCTTTAGTAATTGTAATGTTATTAATTACTATACCGCTATAGCTTAAGTAATCATTAAGGATTATCATATTAATCGTAATAAGCTTGTTTAAGGCTTCTAATTGCATTTCAGGAGGAAATATATTAGGATCATTACTGAATCGCTTAACAGTCACATTATGATAACCTAAATATTTTAATGTAGAAGGTGCAAATTGGTATTCACCAACACATCCTATACTATTAATACTTTTCCAGTTGTTACTTGATTCTTTATATCCCAAATGAGATATAAAACGATTAAATTCATTAGCATATTCAATACGATCATATTCATCCATTAATCGTTTGTAAAGATCATTACCATTTGAAATGTTAGGTGCAATAACTACTTGTGAAGTAATTAAAACAATAATTAATATTATACTCTTTTTCATTATTTACAATATTAGATTAATATTAGTTAACCCACCATGACTCGAACATGGAATCTTCAGAGCCAAAATCTGATGTGTTGCCTATTACACTATAGGTTAATACGATGTTATTTAAGAATTAATTCACTACCAAGACATTCACTAAAAAAAGCCTTAGCTACTCTCTCATTACGAAACTTGTAATAAGATTGAGGATATTCATATTTCATTATTTCGTGTGGTACGATACGAAACTTATACTGTTTTATAGTACCATTATTTATTCCTATCATAACTAATAATTTAAATAATTATTTAATTCATTACAGGATCTACATAATCCATTCTCAGCTATTGGGCTTACAGTATGATTTACACCACAGTGTATACAATAATTAAGGCTGTTAGGACATTCTAGTGTCTCGCTAGGATAATGCCTTAAATCAGCTGTGAGGATGTGTAGCTGGGATTTCTTTTCTTTTAGATTCAATTCAATAAAATTACTCATAGTTGATAGTTTTAAATAAGATATAATAGATTAATAGTTAAGACATAGAAAAGAGAAGACCAGTATAATAACAGAGGATTAATACTATGTTACAACCCCGCAGTCATAAATCAGTAGTACTAATCATATAATCATAACTGATCTTCTCAGTATTATATAAGATGATTAAACATGTTAACAGCCCTTTCAAGGATATGAGTACATAGCCTTGTACGTTTCATGCCATCAATGACATATAATGCATTAAACGTATCATATTGACCTGATGAAGACATAGCAATAGTAGTCTTTTGAATTAACTTATTGCCTTTATTATCTTTTTGTATGACAGTTATATATTCTCTGTCTTTTAATTCTTCAATATTTATCATAATGGTTATAGATTAGTTTCAATCCATTCATTAAATGATTCCTCAGATATTTCATATTTATGGATATCCTTGCCATATTTCTTTATTAGAGCAATCACTTCTTCTCTTGTCCAACTATCTTTAATGGTAGATATATTGATAGTGTTATCTGGATTGAGTTTAGGTTCTTCAAAATCAGACAATATTTCAACATCATCATAATTATTGATATACTCAACCATCACTTCCTTAATCTTATTCCCTTTATTATATTCACTGACATATTTATCAATGAATGATTGAGGAATAGAAGGAAGTTTTATAGTTAATTCTTCTCCGGCGTGCATATCATTACCAAGATAAGGTGAAAGAGAAGAATCAGTAGTAGCAATGATCTTATACAGGTTAATATAACCATCTAAGGTGACAGGTATGTGCCAAACACTTCTTCCATCACTAATCCAATCACATTCTTTAATCTCATCATCAGATAAGATATAGAGATGCTGATTTATTGTACTTTCATCTTTATCAGGAATAGCTAATTCGTGTAATTGACCAGAAGTCTTCCCAATAAATAATGTGCTTTTACTATCAGTTGCAAGCATAACAACTTTACATTTCTTTTTCATTTAAATAGTTTTTAACAATAATTATGTAAATATTAGTTAGAATTATATAAACACTGAATATATATCATGGAATATATTTGCATTAATATCTATGCTATGTTACAGCTTACCTTATCAGGCTACAATTGATAAGGAAGGAAGCAGCTCACACAGGAGCTGCTTTCGTTTTACTGCCATTTAGTGTCATAACATATTCTATATGAAATACCAAGTACAGGTTGTATAACAGTACTATCAGCTTTTAATTCATCCAAAGTATAATCACAATATAATTCATTTGAATATACTTCTTCAGTTAGATTATCTTTAATATAACAATCCCAGCAGGTACGATCATTATCTTTCTCACATGAGAATAGAATAATGATAAATAAAGCAAACAATAATTTTTTCATATCAATAATATTAATTAAAAGAATAATAATCAATCTTCTTCTCTATATTCAATTTCATTTTGGATAACAAGATGAAGAGCATCAATGCGAACACAATTATATTCGCTAAGATCAATATTTGATCCATCAGTTTTACTACGAATATCAAATAATTTCATTTTCAATAATATTTAATAGTTTGAACGATTTACATACGGATTACACGTACTATGACCTTAGCACTATTAAATGAGTAATAAACAGATAATATCTACCAAATTAATCAATAACATAATCATTATAATATAAATATGCATCTAATACACTGATAATGAATAGCAAGTTAAATCAATAGTATTAAATAAGCAATAAAACATCACATTTATATAAATAAACCACCAAATTAAGCCAATAACATATGTTCATAATACACACATAAATTGAGTAATACATTAATATCTATATCATATTAATACTATAATAACTATATTAAACATAACACGCTACTAATATCAATGTATAAGTGGTACTCTTTCTCTAGCGCATTTCCGCAATGAATGGGCAGAAGAACATCATCAAACTTCACGTTCCATGATTAAGAAATGACCATAATAATCATTGTTTGTACCCTTAATAGTGTTCTTATGTACTCCTATTATGGCTGAAATTTCTTCTTTGGAGTAGCAAAGAGTACTATTTTCATGATTTTTAAGGTCAATAATCATATAAACCTGTCTAAAATGCTTTCTTTTCATAGCTATTATGTTAATGTTTGCACAAATATAGTGCTATTATCCCCGGATAAACACACAATTGGCATAAATCATCACTTAATACCATCAAGGATATAAAAACAAGGAAAGGAATAGAAGAATCCTATCCTCTATTCCTATCGCTTAGTTCCATACACTAAGTAAAAAAAGGGATTGCTCCCTCTCTTTTACTTGTCAATACTTTCAAATTTCAGTATTGTTCTGTCCCTGCCTGAACTATCTTTGTAGGGTGCGGACTCAAAATTTAGTGATTTCCCCCAATTTGCAGATTGTTGTAATACATTTTGCAAGTCTGTTGTTACCTTTGCATCAATGTTATTGTAACTTTTACCTGTTGAAACATGCAAAGCATTTAACTTAACTGCAATAAATTTGAGCTTAAGAGTTTCACCATCTTTTTCACGTTCAAATTTAATAACTGAAAATAGTGGGCTGTTAATACTTTTACCATTCTCTTTTACTTTGCCAATTACCAAACTACAAATAACACTACCAGCTGGAACATTTTCAAAAGAAATTGTGTCCTTGTAGCCATCTTTTTCAGCTTCTTTTGAAACTGATAAAGCCTGATTCATTGTTAAGCCTGAAACATTTTCCATAATACATAAAATTTAGTTAATGAATAAATAATACAATTACCTGCCTTTTGTCCTGCCAGCACACACGAAGCGAACCGGCGGAACGTCCAGCTTGCCTGGTACTATATGGGGGTTGTTGTGAGGTGGTATCCTTTCATGCCTCCATAAGCGAGATGGGGTATAGGGGTATGTATTCGAGGGGGTGGGGTAAATGTTGGGGTATGGGTATATAAATGTGTGGGGGTACTGTCGGGTGCTGTCGGGGGAGCGTATATGTGGGGGTGTATATGCGTAAAGGTTTTATGTATGTTATTTTATTTGTTTTGTATTTGTGTTATAATTTATTTGTATATATATAATATAAGGTATAGATTTGTTGGTATTAGAATATATTTATTCACTAAAAAAGTAAATTATTATGGCTATCGACAAGATTAACAGGACTAACTTTGTTCCGACAAAGCTACCAATAAGGGTTCCTGCGGAGAAAGTGAATGAGATCATAGATCTCGTTAATGAACTTGAGGAGACAGTGAGTACTGACTTCCCTTCTACTGTGACTGCTGCTGCAGCTACTGATGCTCTTATCATTGATGCTGCTACTACAGATCATACTGGTGATGCTCTTATAGATATAGATGCAGATGTAAACGTAAACAATGCTAATAATGTCTTTAATGCTATTAACGTAAACTACGATATAACAGTAGCGTTAGGTGCAGGAGAGATAGCTAGTGGTGTTAAGGTTGTAGGTGACGGTCTTGCTGCTGACGTGGATACATCGGCAATACTTGGTGTTGCTGTAGATCTCACTTCACCTACTACATCCAGGGCAGATACTGTAGGTGTACTTATAGGTATAGATAGTGTAAGATCCACGGCTGATACTGATAGTGGTTTCATGGTTGCTTTCACAGGAACTATGAATCATGCCTCTGCAGGTACTTATGGATTACGTGTAGGGTCTACAGGATTTACGCATACTGCAGGAACATATTGGGGAGCATATATAAATGTAGGTCATGAGGCTGTAGCCGGATCTGCTATAGGTGTGGCTATAGATGCTGATAGCACGTCTGATGATAACTCTAAATATGGAGTTGTTATATCTAAGGATCTTACTAATGCTACTGCTGCAGGAGCTGTAGCCGTGACTAATGAGGCATTATCTATAGCGCAGGTTGTTGCATCGAGTGCTTTAGCATCAGGTGCTGCCACAGCATCAAATAACATGGTATATCTTGCCAGAACAAACTCAACAGCTGTAGCTAGTGCTGATGTTTATGGAGGTAATTTACTTGCCACGACATACAGTGCAACAACAAGTGGTACTGGTACTGCCACAAACTCTGCATGTTCACTGCTTATAGACTATAATATCACTGAGACAGCAGGTACGCTTACTAATAGTGCATTTAATGTAGCATATATAGATTTCGATACTACAGGTACTCCGGTATTTGGCGCAGGTACATATAATATGTTGCTTATAGATTGCGATACTGCTGCATCTATAGCTGCTGCCGCAACGACATATCTTAATGGTATAAAAGTTGATCTTGGTGGTGTTGTCGTTACTGATGCTGATTTAGCAATATCAGGACTAAGTATAACATTACCGGCATATGGGACATCAACACAATATGGAGTACATGTTACTGATGCTACATACCAGGCATTTCTTGTTAGAAATGAAACAGCCGGTTATTTCACTAACGGAACAAATACCTTGTATCTATGTGATGCAACATATTCAATATTATCAACAGGTCCTATATCTGTAGGTACTTCAGCTGCAAGGGTGACTATAGCAGGTACAGATCAACAGTATCTTGCATATACCACAAGCTCTACAGCTACTGCGGTAGTTGTTTCATCAGCAGTCGTCAATCAGGTTATGACAGGAGCATCAGCAGTTAACATGGTTGAGGCAGCACAGTTTATTGTCACAAGTGCAGTACAGATGGGTAATTGGGCTAATGCTATAGTAGGTAAGATAGATCTGTCAACAACAGGTTATGCAACAGGACTAGCAGGTGTCATATGTGCAGAACTTGACTTGCCGAGTACTGATCCTGCAGGTGGATCTGGAACATATACATGCTTTGAAGCAGAGTTAGGTATACCTAATGCTTATACAAGTACAGTACCGGTATCATTTATGAATATGAATGTATGGGGCGTTGGTGGTGCAGGAGGACTAGGTGTTTTCCTCGATAATGGATTCTTATTCGATATAACAGGACTTGGTGCCGCAGCTGCTAGTCATATATTTCAGGCAAACACAGACCAGCCTACTCATGCTTTACGTATAAGGATAGATGGAGTGGCATATTATATGTTACTTACAAGTGTAAATAATGGAGCAGAATAATTAACTTAATATTAACTTTAATAATGTAGCAGTATGGAACTAGTAAAAAATGAAATCGGACTTAGTGTATCGGAACGAGCAATCTTACTTAACATCTTACCAAAGGAAGGTGATTACCTTACATTTAAGATCCTCAAGGAACTTAAATTACAGGTTGCTTTCTCAGAAGAAGATTTAGTAAACTATGAGATCAAGCAGGAAAATGACATGCTTATGTGGAATAGACAGAAAGAGACGGAAAAAATCATTAACATAGGCGATAAAGGTAAGGAGATCATAGTAAACGTGCTTAAGAAACTTAATGAAGAGAAAAAGATCAATGACATGAATGTAACACTTTACGAAAAGTTTATAAAGGAATAGGGTTTTGTTTTCATGTTTTAGGTTTGGGTTAGTAGTGAGTCCCGGAGGTTTGATAGTTTATCCTTCGGGATTCTTTTTTGTTATATATATAATATTTACTTCAAATTGATCAATCTAGTACAAAATATATTGAATAAAATGATCAATTTATTTGTTTTTTAATTATATAAAGTTTAATTTTGATGTATCAAGATAGTAGATATATAACTAGAATGGTCAGACATGAGTGGAAATAAAGAGTATAAACCATATAATCAATTACTTAATGAAATTGATAAGCTTAAAGATCCAAATTTCACTGATGGGAGAGAAGAGATTATAGCAGATTTAGTAGATTTAATATATGATTCATATAACGTACTTGGATTAGACACAATAGTTACAGATGACCCAACAGGATATAAGTGGGTTACTTTAAAAGTAGAGAATAATATAATAGATGGTGCTGTATATACAGATTTCAAAGAAATGAATAGACATTTGGGAACATCAGACAGCACAATAAAAAGGAAATTAAAAGCATCAAATGGATTAGGGAGAATAAAAGTAAATGGATACACGATAGTAAAGATGCCTTATTATAAAAGCAAACGTGGATACTAATACAGATTGGAGGTATATGATGAATAAGAACTGGTATAGACGACATAATGATTACGACAATATCAATGGTCGTGATAGAAATGAGATACTTGAAAAGACTATAGCTGATCCTGTATGTGTTGCTTTTTTAAATACACTTGAATATAAGGCTTATGCTTATACGTTTATAAATACTGAATATATAATAATACTTAATTAATGGATAATAGATTTAAACTAACAGGTGTAGTTATATGGATAGGTGAAGTAAAGCAACTGTCTTCATATTTTCGTAAGTGTGAATTTAAGATACGTAATACTGACTATGACTTTTCAGGCAAGATCCTTGAGAGAAAAATTAAGTTCGGACTTATAAATGAGAATACAGATAAAAGTGAAGCATTACGTATAGATGATATGGTAGAGGTGGAATTCTATATTGATGGTCGTGACAAGATAAAGGAAGGTAGGGAGATAAATTTTACATCACTTGTAGCTTACGAAGTTAATATCCTTACATCAGCAAGCAGAGACACTGTAGATGATAAGAAAGCTATCATAACAGGGGAAGGTAAGGTATATGTACCGGAAGTAAAAGAAGCTACAGAAGAAGAACTGGCAGGTATAGTTAAGCCTACAGATCCACTATTAGCAGAATGGGAGGAGAAAAAAGGTAACTATAACTTTAAAGTAGACACAGATATAAAAGAACAGATACTTAACAGAAAAGAAGAAGATAACCCTTTTGCTACTATAGAAGAAAATAAAAATAATGATTATGATGATTTACCATTTTGAAAATGGATGAACTTGTTAACATATCAAATTACTGTAATGCACTCCTTATTATATATGGTCAGCAGATGACTCAATGTATAGCTACATATATAAGGGATGATGATGTTATTGAATTTCGTATCAAATATCACGTTGACAGAAATAGAAACATACGTACCTTCCAGTATATAATACAGAACTTTAACTTTGCTATAACAGACTCAGAAGTACTTGTTAACAGGTCCGTAATTGATTCGATAAATAAAGAGATAGATAACAGGATAAATCAAAAAACTATGAAATATGCTATTTAAAAACCTATTTAAACGCAAGCATGAAACGAAGACTACAGTAGTGCCCTGGCAGTTATGCCCTAAATGCAACGGTGAGGGAAGTATATTTAATGCTAAACTACATCCTGATAGTGTACACTATTATGGATGGCAGAAATGTGACTTATGTGATGGGACAATGGTTATACCAATGGCTGTAATACCTGAGAAGAAATCATGATACTATTTGATATATCATCATTACCCAAAGGAGTAGATATAAATGTATGGTATAGTCTATATGAAAAAGGATTATGCATATATGATAGTATAGGTCAAGGATTAAAGCCTGAGAAGGTAGAAGGTGACGGTATAGCATTCATTGATATTAACTCAATGGAAACATCAGATAGGACGGCATTGACAAATGCAATCAATGATATACTTGACGAAAAGCATAAAGAGACAGAAAAAGTGAATAATACTATAAGGGAAAATAACAGACAACTAATTGAATATCTGAAGAAAATAAATAAATAATAAAATAAATCGTTCTTTCTCATTGTTATTTAAAAGATATAGTTTAGATTTGTAATGTCAGATAATGATTATTATGGATCTCAAAACAATCTTATTTAAAATATCCTTATGGTTCGGAGTTGAAGTATTCTTCCACTACCATAGTGCATTGTCTGACAACATGACTCCACCATAAGGAACCTTTTCAAACACTTTACTGTGATTATAGAAAGGGAAGCGAATCAAAACTTATATTGCAAGATATTTGGACCAGGCAGTAATCTTATAAGCCTTTTTCTTACATCTTCTTTTTCTTCTTTTCTTTTTCCCCGTTTTTCTTTTCTTCTTTTTCTAAAGTGTTTGCTTTTATATAATATACTTTAATTATTAATTAATAAAACATATATTTATACATTAATTTTTCTACCATGACAAAACGTACTGAAAAAATCGGACCACCTAAGATCAAAGTAACACCAATCAAAGGATTAATAGTTGTAGATCCTATACGTGTACTAAGTAACTATGAGAAGGATACGAAGAAGAAAAACCCTAATGTAGTGCTTACACCGGAACAGATAGTAAGTTACAATAAGCAGATTATTGAATCAACGAAGGATGCAACAAGAGTATGGAGTGAACATCCTGAGCAAGCTATTATATTAGCTATTACTGATGAAGATGCAGAGAACTATGATCTGCGTGTAGGCGACAAAATAGCATACGTACACAGTGAGCATACAGGTATGTTGTTTATGTATAATAAGAAAAGATATCTGGCTTTACGACCAGGAGAAATTATGATTAGATATCTCACAGACGAAGTGTAGCCATAATAGTTATTGAGATAGATTAGAGAAGCCTGTTATAATGACAGGCTTTTTTATTTAATTATTAATTAATAAAGTATTAATGTAGATATTAATAGAATATAAATTTGTACATTAATTATATATAGTATAGATTTGTTTAAAATTAATGAAATCATTAATATCATGGATGAGAACAAAGAGGTAATACAGTTAACAACAAATCACAAAAGTTTCTATCTGGAATATCTATCGTTAAAAAAACCTGTCTTTGAAGTAATGTTAAGTATGGTTAATAAACGAAAGGTTAAATTACATCCTAAGCTATTACATGTCTTTGCACTATTTTTGTACTACAACTATAAGTACAGGGATATAGAAGAACAATTAAAGTGGAAGATGATATTTGACTATGACACTAAAGTAGCTATCATGAATGAAGTAGGAATTAATGAAGGGCATCTTAACACTTACATATCAATACTACGCAATATAAGACTGCTGGTTAACAAGACGATTAATCAGCATTTTATTTTTTACCCGGATACGGATTTCGAGTTAATATTTAAATTTACCTTTGAAGATGAGAAGCAACAGGACACGGCAGATAATCAATGAGATTGCTGCTGAAGAAGGATTAAAGGATATATCAGTATGGTTCATTGTCATGAGTCAGTTTGAAGGAGCTAAGAAGGTTATTACATCCGGTGATCCTGATGACATAAATACATTTAAGAGTGTATGTATAAATGCTTTTGGAAGATTTAAATTTTTACCGTGGAAGTATAATAACTTTATAAAGAAAGGCATGAGCAGGCAGGTATACGAAAACGATAAACGTAGAAGATATGATAGCAAGAAATAACAATAACTCGATATTTATCCTTGAGGGATATAAAGTACTTATAAATCCTAAAGCACTTATGATACCTGAATTCTCTGATATATGGGAAAGGGATCATTCAGTAGGAAAGAAAAAAGCTACAAAAGAACTTGCTTATGTATATTATATGGCAGATTACAAATCTGAATATAACTCTTATGGATTATCTAAGGATACACAGTTGGGTATAGATATATTTCAGAACCGTAATTATAAACCTGATCCTTATATATCTAAGGCTATAGATAAGTATAAAGTATTACAGGAGACACCTTCAATGCGCTATCTGCTTTCGATGAGACAGAGAGTTAATAATATTATTGACTATCTTGACACAGTACAGATAAGAGATAAGAAGAAAGATGGCGAAGAGATAAAGCCAGTGAATCCTTTTATAACTATAGATAAGATAACGGCTACTATGAGTAAGATAGAAGATACATTAGAGAGTATAGAGAAGTGGGAGAAAAAGGTGTTTGAAGAAGAAGAAGATATGAAGATAAGAGGTGGGGGTGTTGTTAATGCCTTTGAAGATCCTGAATCAGCTAAATGGATAGGTAATAAATAAGATTATGGGCTTTATACGTAAAGAAGATGGTTCTTATTTATTCTATGGCTCTAAAGAACAATTAGAACAGTGGGATAATGCAATTAAAGAATATATTGATTTTAAGATTGTAGATAATAAGTTAAAAGTAAATAATATGAGTAAACATAGAATGATAGAAAAAACAGATTCAGATTGTAATGTAATATTAGTAGAAGATCCTGCAAATTATAATGATGAAGGAATGTTTCAAAAGATAAGACACAAACCAACTAATATTACTCCAAAGAAAAAGAAACGCAGAAAATAATAATAAAATGGAATCACTAAATATTATACTTGAATTACCATTATATCAAAGAGACATACTAATTTCTTTTGGAGAAACAGATGAGCAGTTCACTATCAATGCAAATAAGATAAATGTGTTTGAAAAACATGATTATAAGATATTCCATTTAAAAGAAATAGAAAGCAAGAGAGGTAGATATATTATGCTTGAAGGAGGTCAGTCTGTAATACGACTTAATTATATGCCTAAGTTTACAGAATCAGATGAGATGGGATTATTACAACATGAGATATTTCACGCATCAACTATAATACTTGAAGATCTAGGTATTCGATTTAAAAAGCAATCAGAAGAAGCATTCGCTTATTTAGTTCAATATATTACAACTGAAATATATAAACTTATTCAATGAAGATATTTGAACTTAAAGAAAAGAAGATTGGACTGTTTAAGACAGAACCACATTATAATTCTTATGAGTTCACTACATCAGCACAACATTTTAAAGAATTCAATTGTTATACACGTCATCCTATTAATCTATCACCAAGTAGTCAATGGTATAAGTTTTGGGTTGAAGAAGCAAGACGATGTTTATATGGATATAATATAGGGAGGGACTGGATACCTGGTTATTTTTATTGGTATCTTAATTACGGCCAAATAGAGAAATCAGTTAAGATTGATCTTGAAGAGAAAGAAAGTAATTTTATATTGCCGGAATCAGCATTACAGTATAGTTTGCTTGAAAAAGGCAAGAAAGATAAAGATGAATATTCTCTTATAATTCCAACAGAAGAAGAATATTATAATATACAAGCTGAAAGAATAACATCATTTCCTGATTATTGGGTTAGCGATTATGATTTTTATCATTATCTTGAAGAGGCGGAACAATCGGGAGAGCATGCTGTAGTATTAAAGACCAGAGGAAGGGGTTATTCTTTTAAAGGGGCTACAATGCTCAATAGGAATTTTTATCTAATACCACGATCAAATTCGTATGCATTTGCAGCAGAGAAAGAATATCTTACTAGTGACGGGTTGCTTACTAAGGCATGGGATGGGATGGGACATATAGAGACTAATACTCCTTGGGGAAAGAGAAAGTCTAAAGTAGATACTATGATGCATAAGAGGGCATCATATATGAAGCTTCATAATGGTATAATGACTGAATTGGGCTTTGGTAGTCAAATAATAGGAGTAACATTTAAGAATAATGTTGATAAGGGTCGGGGCAAAAGAGGTAAACTTATAATATGGGAAGAATTAGGAGCATTTATAAATAGTCTTATTTCATGGAATATAATGCTTAAATCTATGTCACAAGGAAGATTAACTCATGGTCTTTCCGTGGGATTTGGTACAGGTGGAACAGATATAGAATATTTAATGGGGTTAGAACAGTTATGGTCCAGGGGTGGTGGATATAAAGTACATATGATACCTAATACATTTGAGCCGGAATTAGGTTATGATAAGACAGCACTGTTTATAGGTGAACATAGAAGTCATGAGATAGCATTAGATAAAGATGGTAATGATCATACTGAAATATCTTTACCTTATATATTAAAAGATAGAGAACATCACTTACAGGAGACTAAAAACAGAGAGATGCATCTAAGGTATTGTGCAGAAGCACCTATTAAACCTTCAGAAGCATTGATGCAGATAGGTGGTAATATATTCCCTACAGATTTACTTAAGCAACAAAAAGCATATTTGTTATCACATCAGGATAGTTATTTAAGTAGTGCATGGATAGGCACTCTTGCTATGAATCCTGAGACACAGAATGTAGAATGGAAGTTAGATCCTGATGCTATACCTATAGATCACTATCCGCATAATGATATAGCAAATCTCAATGGATGTGTAGTTATATATGAACCGCCAGTAAAAAACAAAGATGGTATAATACCTTATGGAGTATATATATCGGGTAATGATAATTATGATCATGATCAATCCACAACAGATTCATTAGGATCTACATTTATCATGAGTAGAATAACTGAACGTATAGTAGCAGAATATACGGGACGACCATTGACAGCATCTATGTTTTATAATACTAACAGGTATCTATTACTATATTATAACGCTTTACAGAACCATGAGAATAACCTTACAGGATTACTTGCGGATATGAAGAGACATAGATGTGAACATCTGCTATGTGATACTCCTGATAGTATAAAAGACAAGGTAGATGATAAGAGAGTACTTGGTAGAGGCAAGGGAACACCAGGCACTACAGCTATAAAGAAATGGGGATTGGAACTTATACTTGAATGGCTTATGAGATCAACAGAAGACGGCACAGGAAGGATAAACCTCAATACTATAAAAAGCATAGCCCTGCTTGATGAATTGATATACTATAATTCTAAGGGTAATTTTGACAGGGTATTAGCCCTTTTATATATGCTTATATTGCATTATGATATGTGGCAGCATAAACCAGATATAGATAAAACAGAGAATAAAAAATTACATCCTTTCTTCGCTGAAAATCCACTTGTTAAGATGAATACCAAAAACAGTAATTATTTGATGAATAACATGTTTAATATTAAAAACGAGAGAGATAAATTATTTTGATATATATATATTAACGAATAAATTGCGAAACATATAAAATAAATAAACTATGTCTACAAAAATATTTACCTTCCCAAAACAGAAACTTTCTTATAGGGAGAAAACAAAGGATTGGGCTATAGATAATATTAAAGCAGGTATAACATTATCAGACTACGATCCCGGCAAGATAAGAAAGACAAAAGATGAGATGCGCCTTAACTATGATCTTGTCTCAGGAAAGTTTGACGAGAAAGATGTGGACAGGTCGTTGAACCCTCAGAATTTCAAGGGTGTTCATTTCCCTGCAAAGATTCAAAACTACCCTATAGAACTTACTAAGCTGGACGTGTTAAAAGGAGAAGAATTATCACGTCCTTTTAATTGGTTCCTACGTGCAACAAATGATCATGTAGTTATAGAGAAGGAGGAAAGAGAGCAGGAAGAGGTAAGAGGATATATGGCTAATCAACTTGATAATCCTAATTATTCAGAGGCACAGATGAAGAGAGATCTTCAGAAGATGAAGAAATATTACGCTTATGATTATCAGGATGAAAGAGAGGAGATGGGTACACGTCTGCTGCAGCATATATGGAAGACACAGAAAGTACCATATTTAACTACCGATGCTTTTTATGATATAGTAACTGTTGCTGAAGAGATATATGCTTGTGATATATTTCACGGAGAACCACATAACAGAAAAGTAAGTCCTAAGAACATATCTATATTTGGTAATGGAGAAAGCAACTATATAGAGAGTAGCATGATAATTATCGAAGATAGTTATATGTCTGTAGGTAGTGTCACGGATCTTTTCTATGATGAGCTTAGTGACGATCAGGTTAAGCAACTTGACGAAGGAGTACAGGCAAACAGGTTGGGGACAAATATAGTCCTTGCAGGACCAATGAATATGTCATCAGAATATGCTATGCAGATAGGCACACAGCTAGTACCTCTTACTGGTGGTAGTAGTGATGTATGGCATTTCAGTGGTGGTTATGACGATAATGGTAATATAAGAGTTATACGTGTGGTATGGCAGAGTAAGCTTAAGGTAGGCAAGCTCACATATTATGAAGATGGAGAAGAACTTTACGATTACGTGTCTGAAGACTATAAGATAAATGAGTCATTTGGCGAGAAGATAAAATGGGAATGGATAACGGAATGGTGGCAAGGATATCGCATAGGTAATGATATGTTTGTTAAGATGGAGAGACTACCACGATTAGGTATGACATTTAACAATCCTTCACGTATCATGCCACCCTATGTCGGGACTATATATACTATAGGTAACAAGGCATATTCACTTGTAGACAGGATACGTCCTTATAAATATTTCTATAATATAACCATGACACGTGCTGAGATGGCTAGTGCAAGGAATAAAGGAGTACTTGCAGAGCTGGACCTTGCACGTATACCTGAAGGATGGGAACCGGATATATGGATGATGTATGCAGAGCTTAACGGATGGTTTATTACTGACTCCTTTAAGCAGGGTAATGAAGGTGCAGCTATGGGTAAGTTACTCAGCAACATAAACAACAGAGCACCTTCTACTATGAACCTTGATTCATCGCAAGTCATTATAGCCAGCCTTGAGTTAGCCAGGTATATAAAAAATGAGATAAATGAAATAACAGGCATAACACCTCAGCGTGAAGGGTCAATGCAAAACAGGGAGACACTAGGAGGTATTAACAGATCACTTCAGCAGTCTACATTTATAACAGAGCCTTACTTTTATATTCACGATAATACTAAGTTAAGATTACTGGAACTCAATCTTGAGACAGCTAAGCATTGTTATAAAGATCAGGAATTCTCTTTGAACATCATGGATGATGGACTTATAGGCAAGGTCCTTAAGGTTAATGGTAAGATGATGAGTGAAACAGCTTATGGAATGTATCTTAGTGATGGGAAGGATGATGCTGAGTTATTTCAGTATATACGTCAATATGCACATGCAGCACTTCAAAGTGACACAGGTAAGTTTAAGGATATATTTGAGATTATGAAGAGTAAGAGCATAGCAGCTGTAGGACGTAAGATGCAGGAAGCAGAAGATGAGAGGATATCAGAAAAAGAACTTGATGCACAGAAAGCTTACGAGTCACAGCAGGCAGCAGTAGAATCACAGATAAAGTGGGATCAGATGAAGTTTGAGCAGGAGGTTATGATAGAGATGCGTAAACTTGAAAATGATATAGTACTTAAGCAGATGGATCTTGATGCAGCGAGATACAAGTCCGATGCCTCAACAGATATAGAAAGATCACGAATAGAGAAAGACATACAGGTATCAAAAGATAAGCTGCAGGCCCAACTTGATGCTCTTAAACAAAAGAATGAAGAGTTTAATAGGAAACTTATACAGGACAGGGAGAAGTTTAATAAGGAACTTGAGATGAAGAGGAAACAAAAAGTAGCGTAATATAAATACAGGTTAATATTAGGTTAATGTAGAAATTAATGTATTGAGTAATTATAGTATGAAAATATTTTATAAAAGAAATCTGTAGTGGTGAATAAATTTTTTTTGTAAATTTTAATGTAGTAAAATTGTTTAATTAAAACGTAGCAGTATGGGAAACACAGTACAAACAGACACAGGAGTTTTTAAGGGGCTAAACATTGCGGCTCTGGAAAAAGATCTTGCTATGGTCTTGCCTAATATACATAGTAGAGGGGAAGATCTTGAACAGAACAAAGGTTCTTCAGATAATGACGAAGGAGAATCTAAAAAAGATAACACTAAAGGTTTTGATTTGGGTAATATTATGTCTACAAAGATAGCTATACCCGAAACAGACGAAGAGATACAGGCAGCACTGGAAAAAGGAAGTGGAGTTAAGGAAAAAGGATCTGATGAAGTTAAGGGTCTTAAACAAGAAAAAGGGGGAGAGGATGCAATAATAAAAGAAGATTCACCACTTTATCTCCATGCTGCTACACTTCATGAAGAAGGCATTCTCCCCACCCTTGATCTTGAAAGCCTTAAAGATAAACCATTTACTGAAGCCATGCAAATATTTCTTGCTGCACAGAAGAAGTACTTTGATGATGGACGTAATGAATATCTTAATTCTTTATCCGACAGGCAGAAGGAATTCCTTGAGATGATAGAACTAGGTATACCACAGGAGCAAGCAGAACAACAGTTTACTATTGAAGATGCTTACTCTAAGATTACCGATCAGGTTCTTGCCGATGATGAAGATCTACAGAAGCAGGTACTTGTACAGTCTATGAAGTTAAAGGGACTTACTGACAAGCAAATACAGGTGTTCATAAAAGCAGCAGAAGATGATGAGAAGCTTTTTGAAGGAGCGAAAGAAGCACGTGACGAGATCAATGCTTACATAGCAAATCAGAAAGAGATTCAGGTCAATGCTGCAAAACAAGCACAGGTTGAAGCTGATAAGAGAGAACAGGACCTGCAGAAAGAGATAAAGACGACTATAGAGAAGATTGATGAGATACTTCCTGGCATTAAGATTAGTGCTGCCGACAAGACTAAACTTAATGAGTATATGACTAAGCCAGTAGAAGAGAAGATCATCAACGGCAAGAAGGTAGCTGTCAATCTCATTAATAAGACACGCATGGAAGACAAGGTTTTATTTGACCTTAAGCTTAACTACTTTATAGAGTTAGGCTTATTTAATTCTAAAGCTGACCTTTCAAAGTTTGTCAAGAAAGCAACATCTTCAGCAGCAGAGAAACTATCTAAGAAGTTATCTGAGGAGCCTTCAGGTGTTGCAGGTAAAGGAGTATCATTCGATAAGAGTGACGACACACAGAAAAAAACGAATATTATTTTTCCACAATTTATGTAAATAAATCTTTTAATTATGAAACTTATTTCACCACTACAGGAGTATGAACCGAAAGACTTTAGTGGTCTTGTTACGACAAATCACTTAGGTGCTTTGTATATGGAAAGACCTACCGAAACGTCTAATCTGGTTACATTAATGTATCGTGCCAATAAAGGAATGAACTTTGGTATGATACTGAAACAATTCACACCTTTCTATTGTAAGACAGATGCTGACTTTCGTTGGCACTTACAAGGCGATGCAAGAAAAAACATTCCACTTGTCACATGTATTGTAAATGGGTCTGCTGTATCAGCTACATCTAAGACTGGACTTGCAGGATCACGTTTTACCCTTGTATTCCCTGAGAGGTACTTCTCTGACACTAACATCATCGTTGGTGAAAGAAACTCAGTTTATCCTATTCGTATTGTTGCCATACCTGAACCTTACGGTGCTGGTATGTGGGCTTACACTTGTGAGTTATTCACAGGAGATCAGACATTATTCATACCTTATGAAGAACTTCTTGTTGGGAAGAAATTTTCTAAGGAATGGTCTATAGTGTCTAAAACTTTATCAGTAAAAGGTGGAACACCTAATTACACCAGTCCTTTTGC